AAAAAGAAAAAGCGTTCAAACCTCGAACGCAACAGGGACCAACTCGGAAGATTCATTCCAGCGACCAAGGAGGCATTGTCATCCGAATCGGTTAGAGATATTAAACTTGTGAAAGTGAAAGATTATACTTACTTAGTAAAAGATCGTATGCTGAATGATTCCCAAATAGACGTCTTAATTGTGTTAGGGATATTAATCTTTTTATCGATTATGTTTTAAATGCTATGCTCTCGTTTTTAAAGCGAGAGCTTTTTAATGAAAACACAATATTTTACACTTTAACACGAACGTATATTCGTTTATAATAAGAACAAACGTTCTGTTAGAGGGTGAAATTATGAATGGGTTACTATTGTCTGCGAAAGAAAATGGATTGAAGCTACAAATGATCTATATAAATGAAAAAGGTGCATTGTCCGAAAGGTTCATAAGCATAAAGGATTTTAACGACACATACATTAGAGCGTTCTGTCACTGGAAAAAGCAAACACGAATTTTTAAGAGAAGCAATATTCTTTCTATTGGTTATGCAAGTCAGAAGAAAGTTGTGTGATTTTTATGAGTCGATACCACATAATGTTTTGTTACTTCGAACGAGGTCAACGTGTTGTCCAAGTCATGGATTTTAAAGAAGAGCAATTTATTCGATTTACAATAGATGAGTTGGAGAAGGATGAACTTCCATTTGAACTGAAAGATTACATTCGAGGAATCCAAAAGGATATCGAGGACGAGAGATGGGATTATAAAACAATGTGAAAATAATAAATCCCCTAACTCATTTATGAGAAGGGGACTATTGATAGAGGCCTATATAATGGCTGCCTCTAAGACCGCTTATGTGTTATTAGTAATCACACATTATATAGGACTTACTCTATCAGTATTATAAGTATGTAAAAATAAGGACCTTTTATACATGGTCCTTAAAAAATTTTATGTATGGGTGACAACAGCGCAATACCTATATAGCGACTACCACACAGGCAGTTTATGTGTAAAGTGATGTCACACGCTAATACAGGGTTTACTTGCGCTTGCCTTATTCTAGTAATAATAATACACTAGATGTTCACATTTGTAAACATAATTGATAAATATTGAACAAAAATAGGAATTTTCAATCAAATTATAAACTAATAACTTTATTTTGTCCAAAATAACGTCTAGGAAACAGCTCCTGTTGAACTATTTTATGCTTAAACAAATTATAATAATAATCATATTGATATTCATATTTTGAGTTAATTGCATTAGCAATAAAATCAGCAGCTTGTATTGGATATGAATTGTGTGATTCAAAGTAGTTAACGGAAATATTTACATTACAATTTAATTCATAATTTAGTTTTATTCTTATGTAGTCCTCAAAAGAATTTGTCGACTTCACTTTAATTGTTCTTTTATCTAAATTTATTATTATCTCACTTACATTTTTTTGTCTTGCTATTGGAACGATTAAAAACTGTAGCATAAAATTATACAATAAATTTTCATCTCTTAGTAAATCAGATTTTACATGCTTTAAATCAGCTACAATATATCTAATACTCAAGTCTTTAGATGCTATCTTTCTTAAAAAATAATCTTTTATTGGCGGATAAGCGTCACTTGCTTTTATTTCCTTATAATTTTTAAAGTCTGAAAAATACTTTTTTGTCTTGACAATAGATTTTTTCATTACATTACTTAAAGGCTTAGTACTTGAATTCATCTCAACACATGCTATTGTAAAATATCGCCCTTTTCTTCCTAAATTACCAGACTCATCAAAATTTAAAATAATTTTGTCACCCATCTATACTAATACTTCCTTTCGTAATTTTAATAGTTATATAACATTATATTAATTTTTTAAAAACAAAAAAAATACACATGTGGATAATGTGGATAAATAAATTATAACATCATATAAACTCACAGAAAACACTTGAAATCTACATATTTTGACAAAAGTTCTTTCTTATAAAATTATAGATTATATATGTAATAACCGTATTTTAAAGCTAACTTTAACTCAAAAAAATGTATTTTTCTGAAAAAGCACACTATTATTTGTATTTTTACCTAGCAAAAATTAAATTTTGCAGATTTTTTATTTGTGAACATCTCGATTATTCTCTAATTGAAAAAATGGAAATGAGGTGATGGTTGTGAGGAAGAAATTAAGATGTCCATTATGTGAAGGATTGTTTAATAGCATGATCTAGTTATTATGGATTACTTAAATGGTTTGAAGCACAAAACATGTTTTGAGTATCATTTTTTAACAGATCCTATTCAAGATGAGGGAATATATAAGGAAATTATTGATAAGTATGATTTCTTTCAAAAAATATAAAAGTAACCCACTAAGTTAAGTGGGTTTTACATTAATATTCATCTACTTAGTTTCACCATACTGGATTTTACATTCCAAGATAGTAACCAAATCAACCAACTCTTTTTCAATTTCTTGTAATTGATTGCTTAATATCTTGAAACAACAATCTATATCTTGTAGAACTTCTTTCATATTTATCCACCCCAATATAGATTTTATTCAAAAAATATATCATTAGTCAAATTGAACTAAACAAAAGGTCACATCATACAATAAAGTGAGTCTAATTACATATAGAGTAGTTAATTTGAATCCTATCTCACAATAAATTCAACGAAACAATAAAATTTATTTTGTTGTAATTTATTATTTTTATTTAAAATCTATGAACAATTGCTATATATTGAACGTCAATAGATTAGATATTTAAACAAAAATATATAAAATTTGACAAAAATTCAATTTATTGATATTTTGTTTTTTGTTGTTACTTAGGTATATGATCTAAATTGCAACCCAGATATGTCTGTAAGGGAGGTAGAAACCCAATTTTAATTTCTTTTTACAATCTAATTATTTAGTATTTTATTAAATTTATAGAAAGGAGAAAAATAAATGTTTAAAAGAGTCTATTTATTAATATTCCTAGTCATAACTTTATTTTTTGGTTTTTCTCTATCAGCAAATGCAGAAGAAAAAACTAACAATGTAGTAGACTGGAAAGGACAAACTGTTGAAACATTAAAGGTAAATAACGGACTAGTAGTAAAAAAATTAAAAGATGGAAGAGTTTTACCAGTAAATGAAAAAAAAGCTCACATGTTAACTGACGGAGAATTGAATAAAATTTTATTATTCATGGGAGAAGACCCAAGCAATTTAGATATGCCTAGAGATATGAAAATTGATATTGTAAAAAATGGTGGAAAAGTCGCTGAGTCTTCCTCACATAAACTAACAATTGAAGACTATAACGAAAAAGGAGAAAAGATTTTTGTCAGAGAAATCGACTTAGATCAATCTCAAAATAATAACATTGGAGCATTAGCATTATCTTCAAGTACATACCAATGTTTCATAGGAGGTTGCTTTAATGGAAGGCTCACAACTTATTTAGTAGGTACATCTGGATCTAACTATAAATATTCTATCTATTACCGTTATGATTGGAATGATTTTCATTCATATTACTATACTGATAGAATTGGATTAGCATGGACTGCTAAAGCAACCAAAGTAGCAGGTTCAGATTATGGAACACATAGTTTCTATGACAACTTTGGTAATTATAGAAGTTATAAAATGTCTATAAATAAGACTTCAACATATGGTACTGCAATGAATGTCCCTATGTTTTCCTTTAACAGACAGTCTGGTTATCAAAAAGTACAACTTTACTATCCTACAAGATATAAAGGAGATTATGACTATGTAGCAGGATCATATGGACATAACTGGCAAACTATTTTCAATAGTATTAGTATAGGTCCTGCTTCCATTAATATTAGTAACACCTATAAACAATTCAAATTAGAAAAGAACCTGAAAGTCGGTTATTAAATATCTAGTTTAACTTTATATGAGGGACTATGTAAATGTCATTATTTTGCGAGCAGACAGAAATTCCCAAAATAGGTGATAGAATTGAGCAAACTATTTAAAATAATTTTATTTACTTTAGGGACACTATTCCTTTTAGTAAGTCTTGTCTTTTTATTCATGACTTCTATATCTGATGATAAAAATAGTATAACTATATTAGTTTCACTATTTGGAATTCTAAATGGAAGCATAGCCATCGCTGTTGCCGAAATACTATCAGAAATCAAAAAGAGAGACTCGTAACAAATAAATATATAAATTGACCCACTCAAACAATTGAGTGGGCTTTTTATAAATAAGGATACATGATGCCAGTTGACAGTTCTGTGAGGTGGTCTGCATCATGTTTGTTTTAGTTTATACAGTTAACTTCATCTTACACGTATTTTTTGTCCTGGATAAATTAAATTATAATTTTGGATGTTAGGGTTCAGCTTTTTCAAATTTGATAATGTTGTACCATACTTATTAGCAATCTTTGTCATGTTATCTCCTGGCTTGACAGTATAATATTGTTTCACTTCTTTACCATTTGATTTTATCTTCAATTTTTGTCCGACATAAATTAAATTTGGATTTTTAATATTGTTTAGTTTTACGAGCTCATTCACAGTCGTTCCATATTTTTGAGCAATTTCTGAAAGTGTATCACCCTTTTTAACCGTGTAAACTGATACTGTTGTTTTTGTAGAACTAACTTTTTTTACTGGTTCTGAGTTTTTATCTCCACCTGTGAAATAATCAAGAGGTTTATTACTAACGATTCTATTTAAATCTAAATCTCCATTGTACCCATCAAGTCGCCCAACGCTAGTATATTGCCATAAATCGCATGGATAAGCTGGTTTTGTTTGTGGTTTTCCATCGTTTGTACCATAACGTGGTATCCAAATAGCGTCAAAATCGCTCATATCTAAATTAAATTTTTTGTATAAATGATGAGCGATATAAACACCAATTTTTTCAGCTCCGAGTTCACGCAATTTCTTCACATAAGCCTTAACACCTCCACGCATATCCTTCATGCTTTCTTCTTCAACGTCTAAAAACCAAAATGTCGGGTTCAAGTCTTTCGTGCGATTGTAGAAGTCTGTTGCTTCGACTTCCATATCTTTTTCATTCACACCACGAACCCACGCATAAGCAGCAGTTGGAACACCGCGTTTTTTAAACTCTGCGTGATGTGTTTTGTAATGACGGTCAATCGTTTTTGAACCGTACTGAGTACGAATAATAACTAGATCAACCTGTTTTGCCAATTTGTCATAATCCATTTTTTTCGGGTCTTGATGATGAGATAAGTCGATAATCGCTTTCATTATTTTATCCTCTCCTTAATTAAAATTTAAAAAGGCCGCCAATTGACGACCTTAATTCAAACCTTGTTTTTCAAGAACTTCTTTTTGTTTCTTTCCTTTGTCACTAATATAATTGTTCTTCCACCAAGCAACAAGCGAGGCGGCAACTGTAAATGTTGCAGTCACGCCAGCTTCAATTTCCTCGTTTGAGAATGGAAGGGTTGATTTCCCTGATAATACTAGGGATTGGTTAATTAAAGCAATAGCTAAAACAATTGTACGAATTATAGAACCTCTATCCATTGTTATTCATCTCCTTTTTCTAATTTATCAATCCGTTTATGAGCCTGCTTTGAACTTTCTTCAACTCGTGTGACACGCTCTCCTAATGCGATCATCTGCCTTTCATTCGACTTCAAGTCAATTCGAATATCGTCAACCCCCTTTCTGATATACCCTAGTTCGGCTTTCAATTCCGCGCTTTCATGGCTGTCTGTTTTTACTGCTTTTGTCTTGTTAAGTTGATATGTCTGGTGCGCAATAATCAAACTTAGTACACTTACTACAATCCCTGCTAAAACTTCAGTTGCCATATTTATCACGCCTTTCAATTAAAAATAAAAAAGAGTCCATGTTTGGACCCTATTGAACAAGAAACTTTTTGTGTTGTTCTCTTTTGCGCTCTTCGGTAATTCTAGCGTATCTAAGTGTGGTTTCCGGTGAGCTATGACCAAGTAATTCTTGAACAGCAACTAGCTCAGCTCCGTTATTAAGTGTCAATGTTGCGAACGTATGCCTCAAAACGTGTGGGCTTACTTTATCGGCTAACCCAGCTTTCTTAGCAATTTCTTTTATTTCACGTTGAATCGCTCGTTTAGACAGCCTTCTGTGAGGTTTTCGTTCTGTCACCATTAATGCATCGCAGTCATCTATACGTGTACTGAGATACTTATTAAGATGGTACATTGCTTTAAATGAAAAATAGACTTCTCGTTGCTTATTTCCCTTTCCTACGACCAAACAACTCATCGATTGTTGGTTTATATCGGATTTATCTAATTGATATACTTCTGACAAGCGACACCCGGTTGCATATAAAACTTCAATAAATGCTCGCTGTCTAACGGTATCACAAGATTCTCTAAGCATTTCGAGTTCTTCTATCGTCAGAGCTTTTGGGAGTCGTTTCTCAGTTTTGGGTGGCTTTAATTTTGATGTTGGATCTCGCGGAATAATCTCTTCTGATGCTAGCCAACCAAAAAAACTTTTTAGAACAGACAATTTCTTTCCAATTGTGCTCATTTTCAAGTTGCTCAGTTCCCCGAGATAAACCCTGATGTCAGCAGGTGTTATTTCGTAAGTTTTCTTCTTTACCTTCTCTGCAAATATTTTCAAATCAAGTTCGTAACCTTCAAGAGTTAGAGGACTGAGGCCTTCTAGCTTTTTTGAAGATAGGAAAAGCTCTATTTTTTCATGTAGATCTGGATGAATTTCATCTTTCTCTACTCTGGTAATATGGTATTTTGAGATAATACTTGAAAGCTTCCCTTTTGTCTTTTCGATATCAATCGGGACTATCTCTGAAATAAAACCCACAATTTCGGAAATCAGTTGTTCTCCGGCACCTAACGCCACAATACTCATCTTTCATTCCCCCAGGATATAAAATATTATTATTACGCTTTAGGAGTTGCCACTGCAAACAAAAAAGAAGCAGGCACGCTCCTGGGTGCGTTAACGGATGGGTAGCTAATCCATCCTACCTGCTTCTATGTTAACATAACATTCTGCTATTTTGTCAGTCAATAAGAACTAATGTTTGTAAAATTGTTATTGCGCAGTATTGTCCTACGGTTTAATTCAGTTTAATAAAATCGTTTGATACAACAACACCGATGTAATCACCTGATGTTACTACCGCTAAATCACCATTTGATATTCCAATCTTATCTCCAATAGTTAAGTTTGATAGATTTGTATCACTTATTTGTAGATACCCTCCTATTCGAATTATTCCAATTTCATTAATATTAATATCTTCCATTGCTATGCCATAAAACAGAACGGTATCATCAGTTGATAACATTGGTTCAACACCGGTAAAGTCGGATTTTACCTTTACTAATGTTCCTTTAGTAATTAATGAAGATGAAGCGTTTTTTATTTTCTTTGTTTCGCCTGTAAAGTTATATGTGTATTGTCCACCATCACTATATTGAAACTCAACTGGAACAACATCATTTCCATACCCAGTTACCACAAAATCTATGCCAACTCCACTACCTGTTTGTTCTTCCTTAATGTGGATTATTCCTTGAATTTTATTTCCGACTAAATGAACAGAACATTTTTGACCGGAACCCATTGATCCAAATTTTATTGAATATTTATTATTAGTACTTTCAAACGTACAGTTGATAAAAGTGTTCTTTGAAGGTTTGGTAAAGTTAACATTATTATGGAAGCTGTACGCATACCCCGGCATTTCGGTATAAAAATAACAATTTTCAAAAACATGTTCTGTTCCACTCCAACTTCCTTGCCCATATGCTTGGTTAAAGCCACCGCCTGTATATTTAATGAAATCACAATTTCTTACATTTCTCTTATGATTTGGATAATTATAATCATCGTGAACAGCGTATCGTAAATTTTTTGCTGTTACTGTTAAGTTTTCCAAATCACAATTATCTATTGTGCAAAGTGTAGACACTCTATTCATTGTTTCTGTTGAAAAGGTATCGCTTAATTCACCTTTTAATATTATATTTTCTTTATTGCCAATTCCTTTTAAGTGGACAAAATTGGGGATTTGTAATCCGATGAAAGCAGAATCATTAATTTCTGTATCTGTATAGTAAGACATTATATCGTAAATCCCCTCGTGTATTTGAATTTCATATTGATTTGATTCACTTGCGTCGTTAATTGATTCGATGGCATCTCTTAAAGAAATGAAGTCACCTGATCCATCTTGTTTAACAGTAATGACATTTCGAACGTTGTTAAATTGTGAGAGTAGATTTTTATCGAGGTATTGCGCTGATATTTTGAATTTTTCAATATCTTCTACTCTGATTAAATGCCCCCCACTAGAATAGTCTGTCATTACATTCCCTTGTTCTAATTGATAGTAATTAAGATAAATATTTTTTAAAGTTACACGAATAAAATTCGCATTTGACGGAGTTGTGAATGTTGCTTCTAAATATACAGAACTGTTACTGATTCCGCTGATATAATTTTTATCACTATCGTAAAAAGCTAATTGTTCTAATTTTTCGCCATAATGATTACTTAACGTGTAATCTGTGTTAGGTAAAATTTCTATATAGTCAGTATGAGAGAAGTCCTCGTTAACTTTTGATAATCCATCCAAATATGACACATATCTCCCGGTTGTGATTTTGCTTAAATCAATTAAATTTTTGCTTTCTTTCTTTTTTGCTGGGATAAAATTAAGTTTTTTATCTTCAATTGTATTATCTCTTATGTCATCTTTATTTAATTTTGGAGTATGAGTTTCGTATTCTGTACTAACACTACCTTTTTCGAGTTGTTCTAAATCAATATCAGAAATAGGAACGGTAATTCTCATAAAATAACAGTTTGCAGGTGTAGTAAATGTTGTAGCACTTGATAGTCCGCTAATATAATTTTTATCAGCGTCGTAAAATGCTAACTGTTGACTTCCTACTTTTGTGTATTCGGTTGAAGGTTCACATTTTATCCAATCAGAAGCAACATGAGAAGCGCTATCAACTAAATTACCGCTAGAATATTGAACATACTTACCATAAGTTACCGTATCTTTATTGAAAAGGTTTTTACTTGCTAGACCGACCATAGCAGGAAACGCCATTTTAATAGTTGTTATACTTTCGTCTGCGGGTACAGCGTTTACTGGAGTAGTACCTGCTATTTGTTGAAGAAATTCATCTGTCATGTAAGTTTGATCGAATTTCCCCTTGTTTTTATCAATGTCAAAAACAGATATTTCTCCTTTTGTCGCCTTTTCCGCCAACTGCGCAGTAACTTCCTGGTGTTTTTGGTCGATTTTCGCATCAAGTCGTTGGTCTACTTCGTTTATTAAAGAAGGGTCAATGTCCTGAATTTCAGTCCATTGACCCTGATCATTCATACGATATACTTTTCCGCTGTCGCGTGCCATTGCAGCTTTTCCTTCTGCTGCATCGGGGTACGTGGTAGTCAAATCACCAAATGTGTTAACTGGCGGTAACCACTCTATTTTTGCAGCATTTACGACTTTGTTAAAGGCATCTGTTGATACGGTCTCAACAGCATTGTCAAACTCATTCTTAAGCTCCTTGAAATCATTTTCTACATCCAAGAAGTTTTGATTAAGGTCGTTACGAAAATCACGATCTAATGAAGGTTGAAGTGAACGATATGGATATTTAGGCATTTTACTATGCACCTCCACTACTTTCTAAAGCAGTAACTCTTTGTTCTAAATCTTGTATTTGTTGCACGATATCGTCAAAGTTTATTTGTTCTAAATCAACGATTAAGAATTTATCTAATTTTTGCTTATCCATAGAGCTCATGAGTCCATCTTCCGTTGTGGAAACAAGAGGGACCTCAACGACTACATTTCCTTGTTCATCAAGTTGTATATTATCTAATTTTTGCTTATCCTGTGAGCTCATAAGCCCTTTGGAAGATGATGTTGCAATAACATCATTTGCTTTTTGAGAAGGATCATAACCTTGTTCAAAAACGGTATTACTCCCTACACTAACTTTATCGTCAGAGAGTCTACCATAAGCTACATCAAGATTTAACCCGTCTGGACTAACGGCCATCTTCATAAAAGTTCCGTCAGTGGAAACAAAAATGCCCCCTTTCTTCAAGCGCACAAATCGCATGAAGTTGGCTACATCGGTAAGTGATATTCCGTATTTGTTATAGTCTATTTCTGAAAATGTACTTTCAACGGCTTTTACGACATAGTTAGCGTTTGTTCCAAGAGCGCTGTCTTTGATTTTTCCTGTTTCTGTATTTACAACATTATTGACAGTTTTGGCTGTCGAATTGAAACTAGAGATGATATCAGTAGCCTTTTTGGTAATACTTCCTAAAGTGAAGATGGGAGATTTTAAGTCGTCCGAGTAATCTTCAATCTCGATGACTCTGATTCTTACATCAATGTCAAATGGCTCAATTATACACCAGATGTAATCACCTTTTTGTATGTCGATAATCCCCATTTCTTTCAATTGAACATAAGTTAGTTTGATGGATATATCAATCGAATCAAAGAGTTTTCGTCTCATCGCTTCAAGTAAAGAGTCATAATTTGTATATCTTTCGTCTCGAATTGGCTCAGCGTGTTTGATATTGTAAATATCGGCTAAAGGAGACGTATATTCCGCTTCTACAACATAAGTTCCGTCTTCATTCTGTTTTCCAAAACCTCGTATATATGTTTTTAGGCTACTTGTATCAATTTCTTTTGAGGGATTACTAATATTATACTGATAGATGATTTTCTCATCTGTATACCTAGCAATCTCTTTAGCGATGTATATTGTTTCACCAATTACATCGAATTCGACTCCGAACTTAGAAAGTGTGTCTTTTAGTAAAGACAGAGCATTATCATCCCCGAAATTTTCAACTTCTACAGATGTAGGTATATCTGTCTCATCAATAAAGACAGTGTAGCCAGTTCCATCTGTTACAAAATCAATTAATTGACGAATTGATTTTGTTCCTGTAATAGTATCGTAAATCCATTTGTTGCTTAAATCATCAAACATTCGGTGTATTGCTTTACACTCAGCATATACTCGATTACCCTTTGTTCTTTCGTTGTGAAACTTAATGATGTACTCATCTGATTCATAGATGAAATAAGCTTCATTTTGTACCAACGGATAAGAATGCTCATTCATGTCTGTTTTTGTAACAAATACCTGTATCTGCTTTTCTCCGTTTACTGAATTTCTTCTGGTTACGCTATAATCGGTTAACGACTCCTCATCTCCCAAAACACTACGAATAAATAAATCTTTCATGAGCATCACCTTATAAGTAATAAAAACGGAAATCGAAACTTATTTCAAAAGTTCCGTTTGTTCCGTTCAATTCAAATTCGTTCAGTCCTGGTTTTATTGATATAAATTTTTTATTCGTATTAGCAAAAATGCTCGTTCCATTCTTAGTGTGTTTTACACGGTTTATCTCGATCACATCACCTGAGGATGTTTCTCCGAAGTATTGCCAAGTGTCTCCGGATGTTAAATTTTTAATCTCTAAGTTATTTGAAGAACCTTTATACTTGATGATAAGTGGCATTTTTTTCGGATGAACTTCAATATCCCCAGCATTAAAAATACTGAACGTGTTTGTATTGTGAATATAACTAATATCATCTAAAATAAGCCCTTGGCCAATTTGCCATATTTCTGTATCTGAATTAAGTGGATCTAGAGTTGTTCCAATGGATTCAAGAAATACAGAATGAATGACAAATTCAATGCTAAATTCTCCGTCCTCAAGAGTCGTATAATCGATATCGAATTCACTTGATACTGATACTTCCATCCGTTTACCGGGTTGTAAATCACGAATGATGTAAAACTTTTCTAGAGGATTAAAGATTCTAAAAATCTCATCTCTGAATAAATCAAAATCAGACGGATCTAATGCTTCGACATTGATACGAGAAAAAATTTTTCTTTCTTTCAGAGTTGTCCCGAAATAAACAGAACCATGTCGTCCTTCGACGATTTCTGTGTGGTGTTCAGGGGATGGAGAAAAAATTCGAAATGAGCTCACCCATAAGTTTTTTTGATGAAGATCAATCATATTTCCATTCGATTTCAAAACTTTGAAGTTAAAAATGCTTTTCTCCATCACCCATTCCCTCCTAGTAGATTTTTTATCTCTGTATCAGAGCCCATCATCTCGTTAATATATTCAAATTGATTGCGAGCAACTTCATATCCATCTAACTGACTTACCACTGTAATTAGAATCGGTTGTCGAACAGAAATGCTATTAGACAATGTTTGAGCTAGATTATCTCTATATTCCATTGTTTTTGCTATCATTGCCCCAATTTTACTTAGAACTGAATCTGATAGAGGTAGAATCGCCTCAGGACCAGCTTCCCCCACTCCCTGTAAACCAGCATTAGCTGTGTTGAAAATTGTAGGTTTTTTAAAGATACCACCCTCCGCATTCCAATTAACTTTCAGTTTTGGTACTTGTGGAGGTGCTAAACTAAATTTACCCTCAATACTGAATCTAGGTAATTTCGGAAGCTTGATATCAGGAATCTTTAATTTGAGACTGCTAAAGAACCCTTTAATATTATCAATAATAGTTTTTATCGTATTTTTAGCCGATTCAATTGGTCTTGTTATCGCACTTTTGATTCCGTTCCAAACAGAAGTTGTAACTGATTTAATTGCGTTCCAAACACTTGTGATAATTGTCTTTATGAGGTTTATCGAAGCAGAAACGCTTGCCGCAATGATGCTCCATACCGATGATGTAATGTTTTTAATTGCATTCCAAGCAGCGCTCCAGTCTCCCCTTAATACAGCTGTAAAAAGCTTGATAATATTTGTGATAATGTTAATTACATTTTGAATAATACTTAAAATCGCAGGGAAGATGATTTGGACAATCCTTAAGATGAACTGAATAGCAGGAATTAAAACGTTCGTAATGATCGTTGCTGCTAATTTAAGAAATGTAATAATAATTGGGATGATCGTTTGGATAATCGTCAAAATTAACGGGAATACCATTAGGACCGCTTTTAAGATCAATGGAATAACAATTTGAGCTAAGTTCAAGATGATTGGAACGATTGACAGTAATAACTGCATGACGATTGGCAGAACTAACTGGACAATCTGTAGAATAATCGGGAACACCAATTGTATAGCTTGTAAAAGCATCGGTAAAACAGTCGTAATAATTTGCATGACAATTGGAATAATCGCTTGGATTAATTGAATCACGATTGGCAATATAGATATCGCAATTTGCAACACGACTGTTAGCACATTGACAAAAGTAACAGATAGTTGAGGTAATAGTTGGCTTACAATCGGCAATACAGCTTGTGTAAGTTGACCGAAAGTCTGGACTAACATGACTAGAACCTGTCCAACAGATTGTCCCAATTGCCCGAATATCGGCTGCATTTGGCTGAATGTATCGCCAAGCGTTGTACCCAGTTCCATCAAAGCAAGTCCCAACTCTGCAAACGATGGTCCTAACGCTTGAAAGCTTTGAGCGATGATAGACCCTGTTTCTTGGAATTCAGGTCCCAAAACAGCAAAACTATTTGCAAACTCCTGTACAACTGGTTGAAGCGCTGTTAACACTCCACCAATTAGCGTTAACAAACCGGTTAACACAGGAGAAAGGGAGGATAATAATGACCCGCCAGATTGTATTAGAGTGACGAATACAGAACCTAATACAGATGATAGTGTTGTCAATGAGGGTCCGATATCCCCTAATAAGCCCGTCACAGTCTTCATAAGAGTCGAGAAAACAGTTCCTAATGATGACAGGACTTGTTCAAAAGTAGGCTGTAACTTTTGAATAGCATTCATGAGTTGAATAATAATGGGCTGTATCGTACTCATGATAGCGTTCCATACATTGGATAGGACATTCCTAGCTGTTTCATTTTCAGCAATGAACATCACAAGATGTGGTAAAAACATCATTAACAATGTACCAAGCAGTCTAAACGGTCCTAAAAGGATGCCAAATGTCTTTCCTAGGATTCCCACTCGTGCGCTCGCTACTTTAGCCGTCGTCCCTAGTTTTGTAAGGGACGATGAATACATACTATTGGAAGCACTTGCTCTTGATGCGCTGGCGCTATTCAACGCAAACTTTTGTGTAAGTACGCCAATTCCCAACGTCATTTGTCCAATCAAAGCTAGTAAAGGTCCGGCAGCCGCCACTAAAAGCCCAAGGATAATCAACACTTTTTGAACAACAGGATTCATCCCACTAAATTGATCTATTAATCGTTCAATGTGAGGAGTGACGCTGTTGACTAAATCTAATATTTGAAACCCTAAAGGAGCTAAGATTCCTGCTAGTTTTCTTAAAGTTGCTTGTGCTTTTTGATTGATAGACTGCTCAAGTGTATCTGCTGTTTCCTCGATAGCCCCTTCAAAACCCTTTAAAGCATCGGTCTGATTGTCTAGTGAATACATTACGTCGGACTCAAGATCTTCCCACTTAGTGCCGAATAGAGCCACACCAATTTGATTCGCTTTAACCTGATCATCCATTTTTTCCAGCTCAGGTATCACAGCGCTAAATACATCGGCTACAGTGCTTTTTCCATCTAAAAAGTCCTTCCAAACCTTCTGTGTTGCTCCGCTAAGATTTCCCATAGCATCAGATGTAGATTTGGAACCATCCTTTACGCGTATTTGGAATTCTTTCATCGCGTCATTGATGTAATCAAGGTTGTATGCGCCGTTTTCAGAACCATTAATGAGAATGCTGAAGTATTGTTCAGCGCTAAATCCCATTTGTTTAAATAACGGTCCATATTCGGCCACATTATCAAAAAGCTCGTTTGAAAAATTCAAACCGTTTTGAGCACCTTTGGTTAAAAGACCAAATGCTTGCTCTGCATTCAAGCCGAAAGAGAGCATGAGTTGGTTTGCGCCACGTGTAACCTCGTTAACATCTGATTCAAATGTCTTTGCTAAGGTCAGGGCATATTCTGTCGCGGTTTGTAGCTCTTCCCCAGACCCGATTTGCTTCATGTTTTGCTTTACACGACCAACTGCTCGTGCTACTTCATCCGCGCTATCTGCATAACCACCTTCCCAAACAGCTTTCATTGTTTTCTCTAACTGTTCGGCTTCATCGCCTGTTGCTCCAAGACTTGCAATTAACTGTCTTGTGGCACCATCAATATCTGCTGCTGATTTTACTGAAATAGCACCTATACCGGCTATGGCTGGGGTTGCAGTCGTTGAAAGTGTCTTTGCAGCACTATTAATTTTGCTTTTAGCTTTCTCGAACGAATTTGCAAAACCATCTGTTACAACGGTTGCTTTTTGCATTTGTTGGGAGAGTTGAGAAAGCTCTTTTTCTGTTGCATTAACCTGATTCGCTAATTTTTGTTCTGCAATTTGAGCATCTAGTAGCTTCCTAGCTAATTTGTTTGCCTCTTCCGAATTATCGCCAAATGTCGCTTTCGCTTTTTCTAGTTGTTGTTCTGTTGCTTGAACTTGTTTTTTTGCATTTTCTTGTGCTTTTTTTAAGTATTCAATCTTTGCTGCTAAGCGATCTGATTCAGTGCCATTTTGCTTCAGTTGCTCTTCTTGCAACTGAAATTCTTTTCGTAATTTCGTGCTTTCATCTTTCATTTGGCGTATCGATTTATTAAATTCTTGATTAAATACCTTAAAGGTAACTTTTGCTTCCGAATCTTTCCGAGCCACGAGCTTTCTCACCTACCCTTCTTTTGGATTGTTTCTCCAACCTTCAAATGCAAGAGCTGATTCATAAATTCGTTGTACAGATGAAATTGGCTCATGCCAAAAGGTTTCAGCGTCGATTTTAGCCCCTAGACAATAAAGAACATAAAGATCTTCCACACACTCGAGGATTAGCGACGGCGGTTGTACTTTTTTCCATTTTTGTTACTCTTATTTGTGCTTTTTTGCATCGCTTTAGCAAACTGATTCGGGTCGGATGAAATCAAGTCGGAAATTAAATTTGTGTATAGCTCCATTGTTTGTTCTACCGAATCATGATACTTCGTTATAAACTCATCAAAAGACATTTCGGAAGATTTATTCGCCCCCAGAAAAGCTAAATAAATCATTTGCTGCATTTTGGTTTCATCTAATTCGTTCAGCAAATTATCATCAATGTTTTCGAGTGCTTCCTTTCCTTGAGATAACTTTTCTAAACCTTGCAATTTGATTACGTTACTAAATAACGAACTCTCAATGTATCCAAGTTCTTTCCCTCGTTTTAGTGCGTAGTTGGTTAAGAATACAGGATAAGATTTTTCATTTACAAAAATCCGTTCGAATTCACCGTTAACCTCACGAAATTCGATGTCTTTTAGCGTAATTTTTCTAACCTTCATGAAAATACCTCGCTTTCATTTGTGAAAATAAAAAGCTCCTGAAAGTAGGAGCTTCTATTATGGTGTTGGAATTTGAATTAATTCGGGCGTAAATAGTGAGTGCCAGGTATCAGCAACTGTTTGATCGTCCAATTCATCAACGAATGCTTCGTAATATAGATTTCCTAACGTATCTTTCAAAACTGCAAAAGATAGCTCAAGCATAGCTACCTCATCAGCTGCATTCTCAATGGAAATTCGAAAACCTGTTGTATTTGAGCAATTTGGGAATGCGATTAGTTTTTTGACATCTTCAAATTCGTCAATTACATCTGCCGTAAAGACAAATCTTTTCGACTGTGATAACTCACCGTATGAATAAACACCAGGCTTTAGGTCTGTGTTTTTTAACCCGAAAATGTCTCTTCCGACTTGAACAGGAATGTGGGCATTGACGTTTACATTCATTTTTGTTGGTTTGAATTTCCGCTTCGCCTCAATCCCTTCACACTTCTTAACGATTTCAACACCTTCCGTTTCTCCCTCGATGGAACCTACACAACCAAACTTTGTACCGTTTTGTTGTGTTTCTCCGTCGAAAAATTGAATACTAGCGTTCGTGATTGAAACGGAATCAAATTCTTGAACGACTGTCGGCATTATAATTCCTCCTCCAAAATTTGATCAATTCTTTCGTGAAGCTTAGATAAGATTTTAGGTGTAGCTTTTTCCAAGCCTCTTTCCATGAACCTTTGTTCGATTAGGTTATGTGCGCCACGTCCTTCGTTAGGGAATACGAGGTATCCATAACTCCCGCGCTTATTTGCTGCACCGCCTTTAGCTTTGATAGCAAAGCCGAGATTATGGTTCTCGCTTTTGCTCCATTTGCTATGCCTTGCATGGCGTTTGTTTCGAATTTTACCGTTACGGCTAGAAACAGGGATGAGCTTGGTTATTTCTTCAGTTGCGATTCGAATCCCATCTGTGTGTAATACTTCGTTAATCACACCTTCCATTTGATCTGGTAGCCTAGCAATCTTAACTTCTAATCGCTCTATTGCTTTATAATCAATTTCAAACCTTGCACTCAATTGGAATCACCCGCCTAAAAACAAGCGTGACCCTATCTACATATCGATCTGTGTCTTTTTCCTGGAGACGCTCTTTCGTGGTTTGAGAAAAAGTCATCCCCTTAATCGACGTGACAATAGATATTATGTCAATTGTTTGTTCATCCACGTCATCCTTGTTCTCTGAGTAATAATAAACGTAAATATCTTGCGTGATTTTACGAAAATCTCTTGTAGGACGGAATTCACCTGTTTCAAAGACAAAGCAATTAAACTCAGTTAAACTCTCTTCTTCATCCTCCGCGATTTCATCCTCAAATATAGGAAGTTGAAAATGATTTGATAGTCCGTCTACCAACGAATTTATTTGCTCACGCATTAAATTTTTAGTTTTATCATTCATGAACTGCACCTACTTCTTGCAGGTAGAAATACAAATAGTGACGGTCAGAGTCAACGGTAATCACATCATATTCAACATGACCAATAACCACTTTCAATTTATTCTTGTTAATGTTACGAAATGAAGGGGGATATAACGTTTTGACTTTTCGGTCTAAACTCGCCCCCATAATGCCAGCCATTTGATAGTCTTGATCGCGACAAGACATTTCCCGATATGCGAGTTTACCTTCTTCTATAAACACTTCACCGATTCTCTTTCTCGTTTCAGAGCGTTGAGTTTGTTTATGGCCATATGATAAAAAACCATCATTGAACGTCTCCCGATACATCTTCACTGACACGAATTACACCTACTCTCCCAATAGCAACAGCTAAAATGAGTCTTGATAATTCAGCATGAAAGTTTGTTTCGAACTCATCTGCTGCATTGTTGTAAACATAACGACATCTTTCGAGAAGTAATTCCTTCGGCCATTCTTCATTTACAAAATCAAAAGACGCATTTGTCATTTCAGACAAATACGTCTCTGCACGTTTTATCAACTTTTTTAAATACTCATCTTCTTCATTCCAGGTGATACGTAAACGGTCTTTTAAATCCGATAATAATTGTGTTAGAACTTGTTCATCCATTTAAACATCACCTACTTTTTCGTAGATGACTTCCGGCTGCGTTTACTGCTTTCTTCATTTTCAACTTCTTCTTGCCCTTTATCTTGTTCAGTCTTTTCTTTACCAAGAAAAGCTTTCTTATATGGATTTTTATCCGATTGAAGATATTTTACCCTTTCTGGATCAGCTTGAAATCCTTCCTTTGGATATTCCTCACCCTTTTTGTAAAGAATACCTTTATGGAACTTCTCTATAAAATCATGTAAAACAGGATATTTCATGTTATATCACTCCTTTTATTATGGTGTAGCTGTTTCTACTCCTAAGTTGGTAATATCAAAGACTAAGAAACTATCATTATCTTTTGGTCGTCCGTTCGCATATTGTTTGGTAACATAGACTCTTTCATCCTCGATAATACGAACTTCATCACTGTATTCGATTTTTCTAGATGAACCCACACCTAAGAAATAATCCTTTCCTAAGCCGGCAACCAATTTTCCTTGTGGAACAGACACGGACTGAATGACTTTAGCTGGAATTGGAAGGACTCCATAAACGTAAGTTCCGTTTTGCGTCAAAATTGTAGTTTCAGGAAAGATTTTTTCCCAATAATCCAATGGATTTACTACAAATAGCACTTGATTTACTTTACGCTTACCACCTTTTGTTAATGGGGCCATTACTTGTGTACCAAGTGTTTTCGGTGTTAAATCTGTTAATGCGGTCGCTGTTTTATCAGGGTACACTCCATCAACCACAGCACCAGCCAAATCTTTTAACATGCCAATCGGCTGTTCCTTCCCAGTTCCATTGATAATCGCTTCTTCAAAGCCAATCATCATAGCCTCTTTCAGAACGGTACGAACGTAACGATCTAACCAAACAGGTCCTAAGTCAAGCATCGCTTTTGCTACAGGTAAGAAAGCTGACAACTTGAATAAATCAGTGCTAATTTTTTCAAAACCTTCATCCAAGATTTCTTTAATATCCGCTGTGAGTTTCCCCCACCATGCAGTCGGAATATCACCTTTCTTTAAAATCCATTCTGTAACACCAGTGGTGTTAACAAACTCAATATTTTGTAAGAGCTCATGATCTTGTTCTAAATCTTCAAAAACCCGATCAATTACAGTAGCTGGAACTAACTTTTCAACACCGTCAAATCCTTGCCCTTGAATGACTTCATTGTAGTAATTTAATTCTTCCTTCGTTAAAGGTTTTAAGCCTCGAGTCGCCATTACTTGTTGATCAGATAAATCTTCATCCATCGATTTTTTCGCTTCTGAAATGATTCGTTCTTGGATGGAATTAGCAAACTTGGTGAAAGCTTCTGCTAACTCGTTTTCATCCCCACTATTCATCGCTTTTAAAAGCTCTTCTTTCATTTTTACTTCGTTCTCCAATTCTCGGTCTAAATTTTTAATGGTCATGATTAAACCTCCTCTTGTTTAATACAAAATAAAAAACACCGTCAGTTAATTGACCGTGTAAAAGCATTTAAAAATTGATAAATTAAATTTGAGTTACTAATTGTTTTTTCTTCTCTTGGTTTTTCTTCAATTTTTGAAAATAAGGTTTCACCTAACTCTTTTCCATTCAGGGAAACCGCTACTTTTCGAGAATACTTATTGACAATTTCTTCTTTTGCGGAAATTTCTTCTTTTTCTTCCTCTTCGTCAGAAATTTCAATTTCATCCGATATCTCATCTGCAAAACCTAACGTTAAACAATCTTCAGCAGTTAACCAAGATTCTTCATCCAACAATCGTTCAAGCTCTGAACGTTCACCTACAAATCGTGATGTATAACTTTCAGTGACAGCTGTATC